TGTCAAAAAAAGCAATAGATTACTCTTCTGGATAAGCCATTTTATGCAATTTCTCCATTTCGGATCGAGCAGAGGAATCGCCTGAAATATACCTCTTCGCAAAATCAGGATCTCCCTGGAGCGATGAGATTCGCGCCTTGGCTGCAGCAGGAGTCATCATACCAGTCGGGGAGCCTCCACCTGTCACAAAGTCACTTTCACCTGTCCGACTGCCGATATCATGGAACATCTTCATCACACCATCAAACCCGAGAACCCGTTCCAGAGCATTGATCTTATGCTCATCCATACCGAGTTTAGCGGCAGCAGACTTGGCAAGTCCGACATTCTGCTGGAATGCAGCACCCCACTCCTTCTTCAAAGAGTTGGCTTGAGTGGACAAGTTTTCAGCATACCGAGCCTCTTCAGCTTCGATCTGCTGTTTCTCCAACTCTCCATACTTCGCAAGCAGTTTCTCTGCAGCCGACTTCGGAAGATCGAGTTCATGGAACGTCTTGCTTGCCCACTCGATCAACTCGGCATTCTGACCCTCTTCAGCCTTGAACCCATACCCTTCTGGAGAATCCGGTTTACCCAGTTTACTCCAGACCCCGTTCCATTCCTCCGGGGGAGCATCGCTCTTGGGCAACTTCAACAATCGATCAGGACCAACCCCGGTCAACTTCTCAAGGTTGGCGTAACTCTCGACCAATGCCTCAGGTCCGGTCCACTGCCGATCCATGACCAGGTTCTTGTTACCCTCAGAGAACCCATCATACCAGTTACCCTGTGGTGCTGGATCTGTGCCGCCCGGTGCCTGGTCATTCGGTGCCAATGCTGCCGCTGCTTCACTCATATTTTATCTCCCGTAAATTTCCCATAGTGTCTGAGTATCCAGATTCAAATGATGCTGGATTCTTAACCAAACCTCACGCCGACCATCCAATGCAGCCGCAATCCGAGGATCTTGATGGAAAGTTGAATCATGTGCCCGGCAGAACTTCGCCAGATCAGCAAGCAACTCCTTTCCACCCGGAGACTCGAAAAAGGTCTGATATGCCGTTTTCCTTTGTCGAAGAAACTCAATCGCCTCTTCAGTCGGTGTCATTGAGTCCTTGCTCCGACTGCCTCAGCCGCCGCACCTGCCTTGACCATCGATGCCGCTCCGGGGAGGGCATCCACCAGCTGTTGCTGCTGGATCTGCTGTTGACGTAGCTCACGCATCTGCTGCACCTTCTCCATGGAGTTCATCCACCTGGCAGGAACAGCCTGGATCTCAGATATCTCCGGGACGATGACATCCAGATCGTACCAGTCCAAAGGAGAAGGATCTTGAGTCACATTCACGATGCTCAGGGTCTGCTCGAAGCTACGCATGACACCTGCCACTTCTTCAGCCCTCTGCGCCCTGGACAATGGTGAGTCATACTCAACCCGGTAATCTCCACGGGCTTCAACCAACTCAGGAGGAGGTGGGGGCACCAGTCCCTGACCAATCAACAGATCAACCTCACGCTCGATCATGGGTCCAAGGTACTCTGACTGCTGTCTACCGACCGTTGGAGCCAGCAGGATACCTTTCTCCCGAGTACGCTCCATGACCTCTGTAGCGGTCATTGTAGGGGTCTCAACGAGGATCTGGAACAGGGTGACGAGGAACACATCATTGATAATCATGCGCTCATCGTCCATGAGTTCCTTGCCCACCATGACATTACCTACCGGGAGCGTATGCACCAGGGGTCTACCCTCAGCCGATACACCACCCGCATTGATCGCTCCTGGCTTCAAGCTGAATGAGCTGACGATACCATCGTCATGAGTCAGCAACACAGGATCAACGGTCCTATGTCCTTGCTTCAGAAGCGTTTTCTTCTCTTCATTGAGGGTCTTGATGGCAGGCAGTGCGTCCATGGCAGGACCACGACCGTAAATCTCACCTGGAGCCTGCTCATAGCGACTGATGGCATAGGGGAAAGTGGAGTACCCACCCTCTTCAACCAATACCTGCCCTTCCTCGGAAACATAGAGAGATGAGATAGGCAGACCTTTACCATCTATTCGTTTAGGATCATAGTTCTTTCTCGGCTTGACGCAATGGAAGAAATAGACATCTGCACTGGGATGAGTCTGTTCCTTGTTCCTGATCTGCTCAGGGAGCTTGTCACCCCACTTCTGGACAGCCTGCCTGACCTTCATTGAGAACCGGCGAACAGCGGTATCGATGATACCCTGGTGGTTCTCAGCAAAGTAAATCTCACCCAGAGCAATAGATCGATACCTCAGACCCGGTTCATCCCGCAGTCCATCGGTAAACACGCACCCGGTCCCAAATGCACCAAGGGAGAGATAGTTCTGCTGGTTCTGAGAGGAGAAGTTGGCTTTCGGCGCATACCGATACTTGAACAGCAACCGGTTCAACTCCTCGAACCAGAGTCTGATGTCCCGAACCTTGTTCAAGTCAGGCTCACTGGCAAGGACTCGATGCCATGTGGAGTTCCGTGGGGTGAGCAGACTGTCGAGAATAGCGGCAAACCGCTTCAATGCCACGGATGCCGTGGAGTCGAAGATCAGTTGGGTTTTCTTCTCACCGGGGGAGGAGTAATTGTTATAGAAGGTGTTCGAGTAGGCCGGATAGATCCGTTCGGCAATCTCCTGCCAGTGTGACTCCCAGTTACCCCGGCACCCAGACAGATCCTGATACAGTTGAATGACTTCTTGTGCCGAGGAGGTAGTGATCATAGCAGGAATCTCTTCGCCGAAACGTCATCGTCCAACAGACCTTTGCCACCTGTCAGAATGGTTGAAGCGCGACCAATGGCGCGTCCTTCAGCTTCCTGTGCCATCTGCATCCTGGCTTTCTCGGCAGCCTGCTCCTTCTCCCTGGCAATCCGCTTCTGCTCCGCTTCCCATTCACGTCGCTGCCTCTTGGCAGCATTGTTCGACCCACCACCACCAATCAATTTACCCATTTCTCACCTCAGCCCAGTCATGTCCCAAATATATCATAGTCTATATCCCTGGCCATGGATTGACCAGAGGTCATACCGTGAATCGAGTTTATTCTGGCAACAGGTCTGGCGAAAGTCAAAGCCAGAGCATCAGCATGGTCCGGGGAGGGTTTACCACGAGTCGCCATGTGATCCTTGGACTCCAGGATCAGCTTATGGTTGACATCATGCTTCTTGTACTCCGGGGTGATCAGGTCACTGTAGAGTTCCATGCTGTCATCCAGACACGCAGTCTCCAGCCACTCCTTCATCAAGTCCCATGTCTCGGTGCGCTTGTTGATGTACCGGTCAGGCTGCATGGGCCGTTCTCCACCCTGCACCTCGATCACCCGGTACTTCATCTGCTTAAGCCGGTCCACCACGCCGCCACCGACACCACCACCGTCCACCATGATCGCATCCGGTTTGTACTTGTTGATCAGGTTGCCAACGTGCTGCGCCAACTCCATCGTGGAGATGCCCTGGAAGTCCACCGGTGGTATGCTCCGGGCATCCCGACCTCTCCTGAACCGCACCACACTCTTGTTGTTCCCATACCGGGCAACGTCCACACCCATGATCAAAGGCTCCCAGTTGTCCAGTGGATCAGTGAGTTCACGTTGCTGTGCCGCCTTGACCAGTTCCGGGGAAATAAGCTGAGTGGTTCCCTGGAGTGGAAACATGCCACGGACCTCCACTCGGGTCACATCACTGTCCTCTCCATACTTGTCGGCGATCCGTTGGTACACGGCAGGGTCCAATCCCTCCACGGTACGAGAGTCGATGTACCGGGTATTCCAGAACGCATTGTCACCATAGAAACAGTCGTAGAATTTCCCACTGTTACGCCGGGGATTGGAGATAGTTGCCCAGATCCTCAGTTCAGCGAGGTCGGTGAAAAATCCCTCGGCTACGTTCCAGATGGCATCAGGAATACCTGACGATTCGTCCATCGTGAGCATCATGGCAATGGGGGAGTGGGCACCGGCAAAAGCGTCAGGGTTGTCCTCGGACCAGGTTTGACCCTGGACATAATAGTGTTCCGTGGAGATCCGTAGTTGATTCTGCAACAGCTCAGTGAACCACCGGGAGGGTGTCAGATTCATGGCCGACTTCTCGAACCAGTGCCGGTTAATGGACATTGTGTGCCATTTACCGATTTCAGCCATGGTACGGGTCCGAAGCTGTGTCTCGGTGTTAGCTGTTACTATGCCAGTGCCACCCCACCAGCAGGATGCCATCCAATAGTTGAGCATGGCCAAGAATGCCGACTTCCCCGGACCACGACCGGATGAGATAGAGAGGTAATAGGTCTCCGGGGAAAGGCCGATCTCCACTCTGAGCTTGTTCGACAGCATGTGCTGCCTGATCTTCTCGAACTCCTCCCGCTGCCACTTCCGGGGACCGGAGTAGTTTGCCAACGGGGTACGCGGTTCTTTCCAAGGGAATGCAAACAGGCAGAACCCCTCCGGGTCATACTTGAAGGAGAGAACCTGCTCCAGCAGTTCCTGCTCCTTGGTTGATGGACCGGGGTTAGCCATTATTCTTTTTTACTCTCCATTATCCCAGCCATCACTCCATCCAATGCATCATTCCATCCGGCCCGATATGCACTCATATAAATAGACTGCCTTTTCTGCTTCTCGTTGACAGGACACTCTTCAGCCGGTTTGATCGTGTTCCCATGGGATGTACGTTCAGGAAGGATGGGAGGGGTGCCAAGGAGTCCCGTTGTCCCTTCGGTTGTCACATCATAATATCCAAAGTAGGGGGAAGTGATCTCTATTTCCTCTGGATCATCCCCATATTCGCAAAAGTAGTCACTCATGCTTCATTCTCCGTAACCATCTGGTGTAATGTCGATAACCGGTCGCTCTGTCACCCGCTTCAGACCATTCTCTATGGCCGCCTGCAGGTTAATCGTGCCAGATACGTCAATCTGCTTTTTGTCCCCGAATCGATCAGGGTCCAGTCTAGCAGTGTACCACTTGAGATGGTCCAATCTGAGCCTGGACCGTTGCACATCCTCGATGATCTCTTCGCCCTGCTCATTGATCCCGGCCGCAATGTCCTCTCCAGCATCGGCCATCAGTTCAGCGCCAATACGTTTAGCCTCCATGTACCGTTGCAGGAGTTCCGGTGTGCGTCTGAACCACTTGTAGAGGAACTGGGGCGCTGGCATGTCCGGGTTTTCCCGGCAGATCCGCCTGACACTCTGACCAGACTCGATGAGCAGGAGAGCCTTCTCCAGGGTGGATTCGGTGTGCAGGTAGGATGTGTCCTGTTTATACGGCTGTAACCATCCGGGCAGACCAGTATCGACCAGGGTTGGTTTTGTAAGCATGGAGTGATCTGGCAGAGTTTTAACCATATCAAGAATAATAGATCAAGTGTGTCACTGATTGGAAATTTTTTTTATTTTTTTAGAAGAGTCTGTTGGATCAGTTGTATCGGTGGAGCATGTAGCCTGTGGATCAGTTGTATCGGTGAAGCATGTAGCCTGTGGATCAGTTGTATCGGTGGAGCATGTAGCCTGTGGATAACTTTATATTTTGAAAAATGTAT